TTGCATTGATAATTGCACTCATAATTTTTATATTTATTGATTTATTATTATTTTATTTATACTGTATTTATTGCACTCTTGTTCTGGAACTAAAAAACCTTGTGAAGTTGAAGTTTGTACTAATTTGTATTTATTCATATTATGCATTAGTTGTAAGTGTTTTTTGCTAAATATATATATACATTCATAATCTCCTATCAAATAAAGCCAAGTATTATCATTTCTATATATTCCACTTTTTACATATTCATAATTTTTAGGATTACTTTTTTCAGCTATTTCTATATAAATATTTTTAGTTATTTTAAATTTGTCATCAAATTTTATTTCAAATCCTTGTTTGTTTTCTCCTTTTAAATATTGAAACTTTTTACTATTATATGTACTTAAAGAAATTCCAAGCTCTTTTATTAAAACATCAGTAATAAAGTCTTGAAACTGTAAACCTTTTTCTAAACATTTAGCATAATTTTTAGTCATATTATAATTCATTTCCCCATCCATACCAATTTTCTTTTTTAATTGTTCTACAAAACATTTCTAATTTATTTCCAAAGTTATATAAATCATCTATTATGTTTAAAAATTCTATAGGTTTTTCAGAATGATTATTATTTCTTTCTATAGATTGAACACTATTATATAATTTTTTATTATCTGGTGTACAACTTCCTTTTGTACAGACTAATAAAATTTCGTGTCTAACAGAATTATAATGACCCATATTATGTTTTACTTTATCCCAAATAAAAGAAGTTTTATATTTAAAACCCCAAGAATTTATAACTTTAAATGCATCTTCAAGTAATGGAGAAGTAACCCATAAAAACAAAATACTATTTTTTTCTGATATATTATTAACTGGCAATTTACATAATTCATTTATACTCATAGTGTCATAATGTTTTGCAGCTCCTCCTAATTGTGGCGTGTCCTGTTTGTCATTATAGCTCCAAGCAGGGTCTGCATAAATAACTCTAAAAGTTTCATTAGTATTATTTATATCAATTTTAAATTCGTCTTTAGTTTTATTTTCAACTCTAATTTTATATAATTCTTTTTTTTCTAATAACAGTTTTTTGTTTTCTTCTTTTTTAATATCTTGGTAAGCTGCATTAATACTTACTTCGCCTGTAGATAGTTTTGCTTTAACTTCTTCTGTAGCTTTTTCTTGTATTTTTTTTACTTTGGCCATTGTATCGTGTGATACGTTAGCCACTTTAGAAAGTTCTTTTCTTGTTTCTATTGGTTCCCGTTTAGCAGATATCTGCGGAACGGAAACACCTTTTTTTAATGAACTTAATTGATTTTCTTTAGCTTTCTTACTAAAAACTTCTTCAAGCTGTAATGCTAAAACACTTCTTTGATAGTTGCTTAAATTTCTTCTTCCAAATTGGTTTAGAATCATCCATTCTTTAACAGCTTCTTCATCTTTAAAATGTTTTGTTTCTGTTTGAATTTCTAAATCCCACTTTAAAGAAATTTCGTAACGGTTATGCCCATCTATAATAAAACCATTCCACACAAGTATTTTTTCTCTTATACCTTCATCTAAACAATTTTGTTCTAATTGCTTAAATTCTTCTTTAGTTAAAGCAGGAATTAAACTTTTAAATTCTTCTTTTATTTTAATCATTTATTATTATTTTCTTTTGTAATCCATTTACCTTGATGGTCAATAACTGTATAATTGTGTTCAGTTAATAGAACTATAGCTTTATTTATTTCTTTTGCTTGTTGTCTATAGTGGTCAAATATTTGATTTTCAAATGCGTTATGTTCTTTATACATCTTTTTTAATTTTAGTTACTAATTCTTCTTTTGTAGTTTTCTTTTTAAATGATTCAGATTCATCTTCTGACATTACACCAAGTTCATAGAAACCTGATAATTTTAATACACCTCTACTCATTGCACGTTTTTCTGCCATTTCAGCTACATACCAAGAATTAGTAGAACCATCTTTAAAACCTACACCTTTTAATGCACTTCCAAAAGTTTCTATTTTAGAATCTCCTTTGGTTGCAATAGCTTTGAATACTGCAAAGTTAGGTTCGCATTTAATTACATCATAAGTAATGTTAATTTGTGCTTTAGCTTGTATTGCATCTATTCCTGCACGAGTTATTATTGTGTAGTGTTGATGTTTAAAAAAGTGATTAGGATTTAATTCGTACTTCTCGTAAAGTTCTTTTAATTTTTCTTTGTTCATAATGTTATTCTGTTTTTTTGTGAAACTTCCAATTTAGCATTTAGCATTTCATTTTCTTGATTACTAAAGTTTAATTGTTTTTTTAAGTCTTTGATTTCTTTCTCTTTGTCTTTAATAAAGTTTTGATAGAAACCAACTTGAACGTAGTGTTCGTGATAGGAAATTGTTCTTTCTGTTGCCATATTTATTGTATTTGTGAAATATAAATATAAACAATTTATTTAATAAATAAAAAAAAGGAGCTAATTTAATTAGCCCCCTTTCTTGACAAAGACAAATGTAACAGAACTATATAAATATAAAAATTAGTTTAAGTCCTTTATTAACAAGTTATATTTAGTTATTAACTCCTCTATTTCAGGTGTAGAAAATTTAGTTATTTGTTTTGCTTTATAGTAAAGTGATTCAGAACACCCAGCTCCATATTCTAAATCAAGGTTTTTACCAAAGATAAATTGTTCCCCATATTTAAATACATTACACCCTGCACATTGTACTTGGCAGTTTATTTCATCCCATCTTGTTGAATAGTGTTTACGGCTTTGGAAGTGACCACATTGAAGTTTTTTCCAATGGGCTTTTTTGCCACAAGTAAAACATTGAGCTATTTCGTTTTTAGCATATCTTTGTCTTATATATAAACTAAATACTTTATCAAGTTTTTTAATTAATTTACTTCTGGTCAATTTTTTCATTAGTTGGAATAACCTTATTGCATTTTTTACATAAGTAGAAAAATCCATTTTGTTTACTACCTAAATATAACATTTTAATTTTACAGTATCTACAATTCATATATTATAACTTTTGGTTATAACCTATAGTTTTTATAATAACTAAAAAGAAAGAAAGAAAAAGGACAAAAAGAAAGAAAGAAAAAAGCCTACAAAAAAGAAATAATTTAGTTACCTGTTCCAAGCACCGGCCATCTTTATTAGGTTGTGCAAGTTTTGCTATAAGCTAAACAAATATATAAAAAATATTTAATTCTACTTTCTCATTATTTTAGCAGTTTTTTCTATACCTCTTGATGTAAAATAAAACCCTAAACTCATTATAACAATTTGACCAAGTAAATCGACATATTGATTAGCTATGTTAAATTCTCCTATGTTTCCATCAATCATAGCAAATAGTGTGTATAAGAATAAAGAAAATATAGTTAGTAAAGGTCTTATGTTTTTACTTAACCAACTATCAGAAGCCATATCGTTAGCGTGTCTTGATGTTATTTCTTTTTCTAAATTAAGTTCAGCTTTTATAAATATCTCCTCCATCTCTTTTTCAAATTGAGCTTTTTCAACTTTACTAAAAGTATGTTTGTCAATAATACCAGATATTTTTTCTGCTATACTACCTCCAGCTCCCCCAAATAGTTTTGCTAATATATTTTTCATAAATTAATTTTAAAATAATTAATGTTATTGTAATTGTAAAAATGTTAGGATGCCAATGCTCCCCACAAAAACCCAGTAAATGTTTTATAGTTTCCATAATATTATTGTTTAAATATAAAATCAATTCTGTCTTGTATTTCTTCTTTTGTTGCTTCTACTTTAAAACTTAAACCTGCCTTCCATTGCCCTCTTGGTTTACCGTTTTTATCAAGTAAAATAATAGTAGGTACTGATTTAATTTGTGCTTTCATAGAAGGTACTAAATCCTCTAATAAAGTCATTTTAACCTTACAATTTTTTAAACCTTTCAAATCGTAATTATTCGATTGATTCCATTTTGCGTTTATGTGTAATAATGTTAAATCTTGAGCGTTACCTATTGAACACAATAACAAAATAAACAATACATATATTAAATGTTTCATCTTCTAAAAACTTTGTTTTCTAAATCTTTTATAGCTTCTTTATTTTCTTCAATATCCTCTTTCATATTTTCTGTTAGCTTATCAATTTGTATTACGTTATTTCTAATTAATTCATCTTTTAATTGGAATTCCATTCTTTGCACAAATTCATCTCCACTAAACCCCTCAATTTTATTATTTAGGTCTTGTATATCTCCTTGTAAAGTAAACCACATACTCGCAAGTGATATTGTTCCTGCTATTATAATTCCAATAGTTTTTAAATCTAATTGTACGTTTGTATCTTCACTTATCTTTGTTGCCATTTTTTATTTGTTTCTGTATTCTTTATAGCAAATTGCTACAGCTTGTTTTTCTGGATGGTATTTCATCAATTGAGGTACACATCGCATCATATAGTCCTTCTGTTTTTCTCCTTGTTTCTTTTTAGGTATGGGCATCGTTATAAAATTTAAAATGTAATACTATAAAAATTACATATATATTTAATTCATCAAAATTTGTTTCTTCATCTTTTGGCAAATAACTAAAACCAATTAATATACCTAAAGCAAACCTTTCAATAAAAGCAAATTCTACACGCTTCATTTACAGCTTTTACATTCGCCTGTATATGTATAGTATCTGCCTTTACGTTTTATTTCTAAAACTTGTTTTCTGTTTTTCTTTTTATTCCAACTAACGTGAATCCATTTTGGTTCTCCTTCTTCATTTGGATATTCGTTAATTAATATATCAAAGTCTAAATGGTCTTTAATGTAATGAAGCATTTCAAGATTTGTTTTACCTCCTAATGAATCTAAATCTATCGCTAAACCTTCTTTATGTGCCGATGAAATTGCACCACCAATTCTTGAATTTAATTCTTCTGAACGATAAAAACTATTAATTCTAATAGGATGTTCTACCCA